GTAGTGCTTCTAAGAGTTATAGTGCAATTATTATTACTACTATCTGTAAATGTTGTCCCGTTATTAGCCCCCTCAAATTTTAAAAGAAGTGTTACGTCACTAAAATATGGGTCTGTTGATACGTTAGGGTCTAAAGCTTTAGGCCAAGCATCGTTAGTCTCTGCTTCGTATTGCTCTTGTAAACTCCAGACACCAGAAGCTGAACTAGTAGTAGGAGTGTTTATTGTTTTAGTTATTAGGCCACCATTTTTCATTTTGTAACCCTCCTACGTTAATCCGTATCTTGATTTATAAATGTCATACACTTGAGTAATTTCTGTGCTTGTTAGAACCCTATCGTACACAAGTAGTATACCTACCTCACAGTTTGAATCCTCTGAATAAATGCCATTATTTACAGACAACCCCCTAAATCCATTTGTACCACTACTATTAGAAACAACAGATACCCCATTAGAATATAAAACGTCTTGGTCTGCACTATGGTTTCTCGTTGCAGAAAAAATCCTCCAATTAGTATCTCTGGCAGATGGGTTATAGACCCAACTATTTGCAAAATAGCTATTAAATATACCATCCCAAAAACCTAAAAGCCAATTATTACTTGCAGAAGTTAACACTCTTTCTCTATCAGAAGTTATGCTATTTATTTTTGCGGCATAAATTACAGTATAATCAAGAGTGTTTCTATCCATATCTCCACTATTAGGTGTTGTCATGCTTTGAGATGTAGTAAAACTAAATGTGCCGCCATTAGTTGTATTATGAGTTGGAGAACCAGCTAAAGTAAAGTTATTATTGTTACCAGAAACATCTGCAAAGGTCGTACCTGACGTATAATTAGCTGGGTCTAAATGAGCTATTAATCCATTAGTAGGTATTGTTGCAGGTTTTAATTCTGCATTAAGGTAATCTGCATCCATACTCCAAACGCCAGTGTTCTTTTTGTTTCCATAAACTGCGCCACCAGATGCTGAATATTGCCTTACAGTATCATTATCAAATTCTACTAAATATAATTTTGAGTAATCAGATTTAAAGCTTATACCCCTAGTGTTACTAGTTACAGAAAACCTACTATTAAATGTAGCAGTACTAACATCATAAGCTGTAGATAAATCCCAACTAGCAAAGTAATTACTTTCTCCAACAGCATACATTATAGTACCATCACTGTTAAAAGCTATATCTGTAGGCGCACCAACTTGTGAGTTTAAAGAAAGTTCATTTCCACTAAATGACTTTGTAGAAATATCCCATGCTGTAGTCATAGAATATTCATGCACATCACCATTTCTCCAACCAACTGTGTAAAACTTAGTGCCGTCGGGTTTAAAAGTTATATCCAAAACTCCTAACTCTTCAGATGTTACACCGCCAGCTGTAGTTATAGATGCTGTTGTAATATCCCAAGCTGTAGACAAAGAGTATTCACTAATGGAATTGGTAACTTCTCCAGTTATGTAAAGTTTTGTACCATCTGGCTTAAAGTGTATACCACTAGGTATGCTAGTTTGTGAAGATACACTAAATGAATCTCCAGTATAACTAGCTGTAGATAAATCCCATGCTGTTGTAAGTCCATAAGAAAACACTTTATATTTGTCTCTACCTACCACAAATAAAAGAGTACCATCTGGCTTAAAAAACAAACCTGTAGGTTTAGTTAATTGAGAATTAATGCCAAAAGTAATATTATCAAAAGCAAAAGAATATGCCGAATACCCACCACTAATTTGATAGTAATCCGTTGCCGCATAGTCTGCTACACGTCCTATAAAACCACCATTATCATGCACACTGTTTTTCATGGATTACTCTGATATAATTTCGTAACTACAGATAACCTGTAAGTCTCCATCGACACTTGCTGTTGCTCTTAGTGCATCACCTTCTTCTAAGTATATTGCACTGTCTTTGCTTATAGCTACGAGAGTAGCATCTGCTGGCACTGTAACTGTACTTACTATCTTGTAAGCTGTACTAGACCTAAACAAATCAAGAGTAATATCAGCATCGTTTGTGCCATCAATGTTAGCTATGATAACTGAGTTTATCTTTAGTAATTTACCTGTTGCCGCAGTTGTTATTGCTGTGGCTGTTGTTGTTGCTGCAAGTACATCCGTCTTGCCTGTTATAGTTGCAACACTAACTACATTTGGTGCAGTCATTTTATTCTCCTGTTATTATCCAAATACCATTGCCATAGCAATTGCTTTACCTGTTGTTATTCCACCACCGCTACTTGATGGTGTAGCAAAGGCTAAAGTGCCACTACCGTTAGTCGTTAAAACCTGTCCATTAGTACCATCTGAAGTAGGTAACTTATATGCGTTGTTAATGTGAACTTTATCGTTTGCACCACCAATAACAATTTTGTTTGCACTTAAACTTTGTGCTTGTCTCCCAATAGCTATACTGTTGGTACTGGTAGCTCTTGCGAGTTCACCTATTGCAACACTATGAAGGCCTGATGCACCATAACTTGCTCCTGAGTTAGCTATTTGAAGTGCTATACTATCTTCTCCAGCTGCCCTAGAACTACCTATAGCAATTGCCTTGTTAGCATACGCCTTTGAATTCATTCCTAATGCCAAAGATTCTTCGTGTGTTGCTGATGCGTTAGCACCCAAAGATACTGCTGAGTCTCCAGCCGCCGTTGAACCACCACCCATTGCAATTGCATTATCTCCAGTTGCGTTTGGTCCAAATCCTATTGAGACAAAGTTTTCATCATATAAACCTAATGTCGTACCACCGCCAGAAGCCGCCGCCCAAGTCAAACCACCTGTATTTCCTGACTGTGCTGTTAGGACATATCCGTTTGTTGGTGTATTACTTACCTTTAAGTTTGCTTCGTCAACTACATTATCAGCTATTACTGTTGCACCATCGGATGTCGATGTGACTTCGCCTGTGTGGTTTGGGTGTGTATAAGATGCACCATCAGCCCCATCTGCTCCGTCAGCTCCGTCAGCTCCTGCTGGCCCAGTAGCTCCTGTTGGTCCCTGAGGCCCTGTAGGACCTGCTACTGTACTATCTGCACCATCAACCCCATCAGCCCCATCTGCTCCTGCTGAACCAGTAGCTCCTTGTATTCCTTGTGGACCTTGCGGGCCAGTTGCACCAGTAGAACCTGTAGCTCCATCTGTTCCATCTGTTCCATTTGTTCCTGCTGGACCTTGTGGTCCTTGAGGACCTGTAGCTCCTGTCGGCCCTGCTACTGTAGAATCTGCTCCGTCACTTCCATCAGCACCTGCTGGTCCTGTTGCTCCAGTAGCTCCTTGTGGGCCTGTCGGTCCAGTTGCTCCATCAGTACCATCTGTTCCGTCTGCTCCTGCAGGACCTGTCAAGCCTGTAGCTCCATCAGTTCCGTCAACACCATCAGCCCCTGCTGGTCCTTGTGGTCCTGTATCTCCAGTTGCTCCAGTTGCTCCCTGTGGTCCAGCCACTGTACTATCTGCCCCTTGTGGTCCTGTAGGGCCTTGGATACCTTGCGGTCCTGTAGGACCAGTATCACCCGTTGCACCCGTTGCACCATCATTACCGTCTGCTCCTGCTGGACCTTGTGGACCTGTAGCTCCAGTAGCTCCTTGTGGTCCAGCTACTGTACTATCTGCTCCTTGTGGTCCTGTAGGGCCTTGGATACCTTGAATGCCTTGTGCTCCATCTGCTCCATCATTTCCTGATGGACCTTGCGGACCAGTTGCTCCTGTCGGTCCCTGAGGTCCTGTATCTCCCTGAGGACCAGTTGCTCCAGTTGGACCAGCTACAGTACTATCTGCTCCTGCTGGACCTTGTGGACCTTGGATACCTTGTGCTCCTGTAGCTCCAATTGGTATCCCAAAAGAAAAAGCCCCTGTACCATTTGTTGCTGTTACAGAAGCTGTTGCTGATGATCCTGTAGATAAAGTGCTTACAGATACTGTTGCATCAGTTATTACATCTACAGCTTCAGCCGCATTCTTAGCTACAACAGCCGCATCCCTTGCAGTCTCAGCACCAGTTTTTGCAGTCTCAGCAGCTGTAGCACTTGATGCACTTTCTGATGCTTTAGTTGTTGCTGTAACTGCTGACGCAGCAGCATTTGTCTCAGCAGTCTCAGCTCCAGTCTTAGCTGTCTCAGCTGCAGTCTGTGCAGTTTGGGCAGCAGTTTTAGCTGCTTCTGAAGCAGTCTGTGCAGTCTCAGCATTTGTTTCAGCAGTTTCAGCATTAGTCTCAGCAGCTTCAGCCGCAGTCTGTGCATCTTGAGCAGCAGTCTTAGCTGTGTTAACATCTGCTAGATAGTCTGTACCGTTAACTAATAAACCAGAAGCACCAATAAGGTTGTTACCATTCAGGTCTAGATCAGCCTCCATAGCATTTGGAGTACTGCCGTCCAAAGACAGAGTATTATCAAAACCCTCTTTTAAATTCTCAAAGTTAGTATTTAAAACATCTGTGGAGTTAAAACCAGATGCTAATGTAGTTACCGTTGGTTTCTTAGCCATGCGTTATACTTTCTTTTATACAGGTTTACTAGGCCAAGTTACTGTGTTAGGGAAACCAGATTGATCAGGTAGGTTAAGTAAATCCGTTCTGTACTGTGTCCACTCAGTTTGTTTAGCTTCCGTAAGTTCAGCCCATCTTAAAGGATTGGTTACTATAGGGTCTACTTCTCCTACTAGTTTACCATTACGTTCTTCTCTTAGACTAGTAGCTAACTCAGCATCTAGCTCTGCTTGGGTAGGTGCTACATAAGCTTCATAACTAGAACCTATAAGTGTAAGTAATTCACTGTTGTCTACTGTATTATCTGTGTCACTAGGGTCGAGTGTGTAAGGTATCCAACTATACTCTGGATGCTTAATCTCTACATTGAATACTGTATTCTCTACGTTTAATGAGTGTGCATTACGTACTTCTGTTATTGTTATACTCATTTAAGAAATCCTTACAAAAACGGATGTATTAAAGTCGTTTCTAGTTATAGTTACTGTCTCGTTGTAATAACCTGTTTGACCCATTAATCTCCAAGTACCTGAAGGATGTCCAGAGCCACTATATGTAGGTCTGTGACCAGAGTAATCGTAAGTATTAGCAGGATAGAGGGAGCTACCAGAAACAGTTGTCGCAGGGGCATTTTGACCAAGTGTTTGATAGAAGAATAAACCGTAAGTACCAACAGCACCATAAGCTGTACTACTGCTAATACCTGTTAAGTTAGAGCCATCACCATGAAAGGTTGCAGAGTGTACTTGAGCAAACTTTGCACCAGTTGAGCCTAGATGAACTATAGAATTTCTTGTTAAACCTGTTGCTGTATCTACAGGAAGGATCTGATTGTTTCTATCATGAAAAAATAAACCAGTGTCCCCTGTTCCAAGGTACATATCCCCTACACCATCAACAGCATCTACTTTAGTACTGATGCTTCCTACAGTTGTTCCATCCTTTTTTAACTCTAGAATAGTTCCATCAGAATTTAACCTATCTAATACTGTAGATGGTAAACCATCAGATGTCACTTCTAAGTCACCTGTTATATCTAAGTCACCTGCTATAGTTCCACTACCTGACGTACCTACAAAATCTGTAGTTGAAGAAGTTGCTGCAGTACCTAAACCTAAAGTTGTTCTAGCTGTAGCTGCATCTGCATCATCAATTAAAGATGCACCAAACGTAGATACAGTTCCTGATAAAACAGGATCTACTCCACTAGGCGTAACTAATGTACCATTAAGTAATAACTTATCTGTTTCTACACTACCAGCATTTATTATACTGTTATTAGATAAATCTAATTCTGCTTGCATGGCATTAGGCGTACTACCATCAAGAGATAGAGTGTTATCAAACCCATCTTTTAAAGCTTCAAAATTATTATTTAGGGCTGTAGTAGAACTAAACCCTGAGGTAACATTTGTAATTGGTGGAGTCTTAGCCATATCAGTTCACTAACCCTATCCTTGCTGCATCATCTTTAGTTTCTGCTTCATTACGAGCAGCATCCTTCAAGGCTCCATCTAATTCTTCTCTAGATGGTCTACCTCGTTTCTTATCGTTACCTTCTAAGTAACCAGCATCAGCTAAGTACT